CGTATTGTGTTCTTGAGTATGGAAGGGGAGGGGCAATCGATAGAAGCGTTGATGACGAAGATCAGCGCAAGCCATCAGGGTATTGGGAAGTGCCTACAATTGGCTATGGCACACGAGGATATATTTACTTCGATCCTCCGTTTCGCCTTGATACGGGATATCAGCTACCAGTAGCTGGCGTGTCTCCAGTGGCAAGCAATCAAGTATATATGGTTCAGCCTATATCTGTGGTGTGTCCAACTACGCGCTCTGCCGGCATAGATGAGTTTCGCGTCATATTTGATTACGACACATTCAATTGGGACATCCAAAAGACTGCTGGCTCTTCTACTAATTGCCTTGTGCTTTTTCCATCTGAAAGAATTGCAACCGGATCAGATTGGTTAGCTACGGAAGCAGGCTCAACAATTACATTGCAGTTTCAACAAACTGGCACAAACCCAGACATGAACCTTAGTGTCGGAAAGAGGTCTGTCCTTTGTTATTTAATTTTCAAAAAAGCTAATGTTACGACCAGTGTTAGCTCTCCAGCTATACAGGTAAATGTTACGGGAGCAAGTGCCCCATACGTTGATAACAATAACGCTGGAGATCAATACCTTCAGCCAGCAATTTGGAAGCAGTATTTCTTTGGAACCGACGACGCTTCCTATCAAGACAACGTAGCGCAACCTGTAGACTGGGCATACAAAAGCGAACAAGTTGGAATGGATGAGTCTTCACTTTTAAAAGCGCGAGGGCTCTACGCTCGAGTAATGAGCCATGGTGCAGGAGCATCGGCAGACTATTTAGAGCCATCGTGGACTGTTGGTGTTTTTAATACCGTTGTCGGCTCAGACCGCAAAGGATGGATGAGCCAGGTAGTTGATTACACCGGAACAGAAACTACCGAAGAAGCAATTCAGCGCGTCATCAACCATGCCACGATAAGGACTCGCATCCTAAGCTCTGCTAGTACGCTTCTTAATAAGACGTTTGGAACCGCTCTTGTTCAATGGGGAGCCAGTGGCGCAAACACAGGAAGCTACCTTATTGACGATGAAGAGACATCGGTGATTGCAACAAGCGACTCAGTCAAAGGTCAGTGTTTCTCGTACATGCTTTTCGGCCACATCCAAAACCGAGCTCAAGCGCTTGAGATTGAATCCGTTAAGGCTGCGTTGAAAGTTCTGGGCGGAGGAAGAAGGAGGAAAGGGCACTAATGCGTATTCCTCACGAGCTGGTTTACCGTAGAACAGGTAAGGTCAAAACAGAGTCTGACGAATCGATTGACGTCAATAATCAACAGTCAAGAAACGAACTGACAGACGCATTCAACAGTCTAGACTTAATGCTAGACCATGAGCCTTTTGTTGAAGAGAAAGAGCGCCGAAACTATTTCAGCCTTGCGCCTGGAGATTTCAATGGGTCTATCTTTAAAAAGCCAGACTCAAGCATATTCGGAGTTGCGGGCGGAACAACTCTACAGACTGCCCTCTCTTTAAGTAGCAGGCACGTTATTGATGGCGTAAGGCTTACAAACTCGGCAGAAAGCCGTGGGGCTTTAGTCCAATTAAGCGCTACATCTGTCGTCGTATTTAGGTCGTGCGTGTTTGAAAGGTCAGGCTCAAGCAATGCTCCAGTATGGGTCACCGTTGCAAACGGGGGGAAAGCCGTTTTTATCGGGTGCATGTTTCTTGGTTCGGGCACAGGTGGTTCAATCATCACAAACGCAGGGGCGGCGGCAAACGTGCAAGTAGTTGGATGCTACAACGGGACCGGAATTGCTTTCGCAGGCGTAACAAGCGCAGCATTGGGGAACATCTGATGGCTTATAAAAAGCACCCAAGAGAAATCACAGACCAGCAGTTCTCAACCGGAACTACGATTGATGGAAGTCGTATAGATGATGCGATGTCAGATGCGGTAGATCGCTTTAACGACGTTCCCAGGTCTGACATTGCCACTCGATGGACACAGATGCAGTACGTGATGGGTTTTTCAAAACCCAATCCAAACCCGTATGTACCCATTGGTACGCAGCCTTTTCTTCCAATTATGAACGAAGATATATTTACTTTGAATCCACCACCCGAGGTGATTCAAAACCCCTGGAGAATTAAAGCTTGCGACATGATTGATGTCCAGCCCGCACAAGCAGCAGCTAATTGCCAGTATGCGTGGACAGTGCCTATTCATTTTTCTAACCCAGTCATTGTTGACTCAATTCACGTCTTTCTAACTAAAGACAACGCGACTGACACAACGGCACCAACAGCAGCTATTGTCGAATATAATGGGCCATTTGCATATGGAGCGACGGCACCTCCAGGAAGTTCAACCGGAGAAAACTCAGAGGACTTAAGCATTGTCATGCATGTAGACAGTCCGTTTGCCCCAGAAGAGCGAAGCCAAAACGATGTCGAAGTCGTCAGAAACAGGTTTCAAATAAACAGGGAAAACTTTACGCAAATACCTTGGCCATCTTATGCAACATCTACCAATGCTGGCGGAAGCGCTTGGACCGACATGCTTCCAGCGCAATACCCAGGTGGAGGGCCGGCAGGCTCGGCAATCATACTTGATGACCTTAACGTGCCAATCCACGCTAACGCTCGAGTAAGGCTCGCGATGGTCATTCCTCCGTTGTCGCTTACGTTTGGAACAAGAGTAAACAATACATGGAGCTCGTCAGTTGCTACATGGGGTGCTGCGTATTACACAATGGTCCTAACGGTGCTTGAGGAGATTGTGTAATGACAAAGGTAACGCGAACCAAGCTAGCTCGAGGAACGAAGATCAATCCAGATCACGTACACGTTCCTTTGTCTGGCATTGCATCACAGATAAACGCTGGCAACGTCGATGCAGTGCAACTTCAGCAAAAACAAGGCACCTTTCGCATCAATTTGAATTTTGCGTCAATTGGAGCAGAAGGGCCATTTAGAACACAAGACCCATGGTCAGTGCCATTTTGCCTTCCGCCTCTCCA